ACTATCAATTCTCGCCGAAATACAAAGCGAAAGTTTGGGATGGGTATATTCGCCTGGTCACCCCATTCAAGCCTTATCTCCACATAGGTCTAATCGATCAACTTCGACAATTTTGTGAAATTAGATCATATGATCTAATTGTAGACAAAGAAATATGTGACGAACCAAATGTTCCTGACGACTACGGATACCAATTAGCAAAGGAAACAGGGACGAAGCTCGAGCTTCGTGAGTATCAAAACGACTACATTGTCAATGCCATTCGTAAAAAGAGAACCCTATCTCTTTCGCCGACTTCTAGTGGTAAATCGTTCATGCAGTATTTAATATCTCACCACTACATTTCTGCCTTTCAACACCGTGTTCTGATAATCGTCCCAACAATTTCCCTTGTACATCAGATGGCAGGAGACTTTATCGATTATGGCTGTGATCCAAGCTTGATATACAAGATACAAGGAGGGGTTGACAAAAACACCTCGGCACAAATTGTAATATCAACATGGCAGTCATTAGGACCGTTACAAAAGGAGTGGTTTGACCAATTCCGCGTTGTGATGGGTGATGAGGCACATTTGTTTACTGGCAAGTCACTTACCCAGATCATGGAGAAATGTACTGAAGCTCCTTATAGATTTGGCTTTACTGGTACCATCTCCTCTGATTCTAAAACGCATGTTTTAATCTTGACAGGACTGTTTGGAAATGTTAAGAGGTATGTGTCGACAAAGGATCTGATTGATAGTGGTACGGTTGCAACATTCAATGTTAAGGCAATTGTTCTCAAACACCCTGCACAGACACGATCAACATTCTCAAAGGCAATTAAGAAGCTGAAAAAAGAAGAGCGTTACCATGCAGAGCGTGAGTTCATCATAAATAGCAGCAAGAGAAACATATTCATACGCAATCTCGTCTGGTCACTCAAAGATCAGAACAATCTTATTTTGTTTGAACTTGTAGAGAAGCATGGTAAGGTGTTAGAGCCTTTGCTCCGCAAAGAAGGACGCGTCCTCCACTTCATTCATGGAAACGTCAGTGGTGAGGAAAGAGAGCGGATACGTGATCAGATTGAAAATGATCCTATAAAGAGACATGATATACTCGCCTCATTCGGAACTTTTTCAACAGGTACGAACCTCAAAAAGCTTGATAATCTAATTCTCGCATCAGGATCAAAATCAGAAGTTCGCATTCTCCAATCTATTGGTAGGGTACTAAGAAAAGGTAACAATGCTGACGAAGCTACACTGTATGACATTGCCGATGACATCACTCATGGTGCATATACTAATTATACATTAGACCACTTTAAGAAGCGAATTGAGATATATTCTTCTGAACAATTTCCTTTCAAAGTCTTCAACATTGACCTCAACTAAGTCACCGCAGCATCTACCATAGCCTTCTATATCTAGAGCCATAACTCTATTATCCCCATTTTCACAAACAGGTCAACAACAAAATGATACTTTTCACACAATTTTGTCAAATATTTGAACGTAAGGTGGACCCTGTAAGGCTCGCGCAGCGTGTATCTCGCAGATATGGAACACGTTCAAGCTTTGGCACATGGGAGAAGGTCCCAAAGGGAGGTCACATCCCCCTCACATCCTTTGATGAAAAACTTTCAGGTCAAGCAGCAGAGGCACTGTATGACTTGCAGATGGAGCTAGGAATGGAGGATGCAGACAAGAAGGTAAGAGATGAAGGCCAACGTCAGTACGACAAAATGAACAAACAGGCGACATTGAACATCAGCCAGTTAATTGCTACACAGCCATATGTCATGACAAACGATGTTGATAAGCTACGCGGCAAGATCGCAAATACAAACCCTAACCACATTCACGTTGTTAAGCACGCTGGGAAGTTCTTTATAAGTGATGGGCACCATGCTGTCGTCGCTGCTCAACTCAGAGGCGAAAAACAGATAAAAGTCAGTCTGGTAGAAATTAGTTAAGAATATTCCAAAAAACATTGTTGCCATTCCATTTGTTTGGCGCTAGCTTATAAAGGTAAGCAAACAACAACAAACAAATGGAACATAAAAATGACTAAGAACTTTGAAAAAACATATACCTCAATGTCAAGTGCAAAGCGCGGCGCAGTTCGCGCAGGCTTGGTACAGCCCATTTTCATCAAACGCGATGACGGTAAAATTCTTGTCACACTTGCTGCAAAAGCAAAGACAAAAAAAGCCTCGCTTGTATCGTCCTCGATTGTATCTCCTGTTGCTGAATTTCGTCAGATCTTTCTAGCAAACTACGGTTTGCTTCGTCGCAAAGACGTGATCGACCTTGCAGTCAAGCAAGGCGTGTCACGCGGCACAGCAGCAACATACTACCAGAAGCTTTCGAGTGTAACACGCACAATGTAATAAAAATAACATCCTTGTGATTTGGGGTGCTAATTTTTTGTATGTCAGGGATAGATAAAGACATGATTTTTGCTTTGGATTTTGATGGGACTTATACGGCAGATCCTGACCTTTGGACGTTGTGGGCCAAATCAGCCATGGAAAGGGGACACACAGTTCTGTGCATCACCTTTAGACGACACGACGAAATGCAGAAAGTGCATGATACGCTTGGCATGACTATTGGAGTGCACAATTGTAGACCCACAGGTGGCAGTTATAAGAAGACGTTTGCACAAGATAACAACATCAAAGTTGATGTGTGGATTGATGATAATCCTGAAATGATCGTGACGTCTGAACAAGTTGAGTATTGGCACACATCTGTAAAATTCGCGTGAAAGAGTCAAAGCGTGTGATGTTTTGATAAATAAGGAAGACACGCACCAGCTTTCACAAGGATATAATACACAATGACCAAAAACTTCAAATCTTTTCTTGGGGAAAATTCTCTTTACTCTAACGATGCAGAAAGAGCAGCATTACTCGCAGATAAAGATCGAGTTGCTGCTGCTTTCATGTTCAACTTCCTCGGAATGTTGGGGATGATTAACGCAACGAACGCCACCCAACGTGGAACAATTATCAAGTTCTTGCGCAAAGACAAACAGGTACGTCTTGGATCAATTGGTGATGATAACCACGACATTTCTTTGTCTGTTAAGTTGGCTCATGAGGCTGGATTCTTCAAACAGGACATCACAGCAAATGAAATAACGAAATTCCTTTTTAAGTTGAAATCAGGCCAAATCGATTCAATTGACTCGAACGTTGTTGCAGGATGGCTTAGAGGGATGGTTCCAAGTTTCCGATTGAACATTAAAGATACAAAGATGCGTCAAGTATTTGATGATTTCGTAGGTGGTGGCGGAACGACTGTTGATGTTTCCAGGTTTGCTGTTCAATTGAAGAAGAGAGTCAATACAGTTGATGGTGGTGGCGACTATCAAAAATATGCCAAGAGATTCTTTGGGTTGACAGAAATAACACCACAGCCTGCTGGAATGTCTCCTATGGCCACAGCTGCAACTCCTGCAGTGCCTGCAGTGCCAACACCAATTGTTGATCCATCAGCTCAGGTCGGTACAGCTCCAACACCTGCTGTTGCGCCACCAATGAACTATTATCAACGTCAAAAACTGAAGAAGCTTGCGGCACTGACAGGCGCACCAGTTGACCCTGTTGTTGCTACACCTACAGCACCGAAGCTGAATTACTACCAACGTCAAAAACTGATTAAACAAGCTGCTGCACAACAAGCACAACAAGCGATTGACGCTCAGGCTGCTATTGATCAGAAGGTGATTGATGACCAAGCTGCTGCTGATCAGAAGGAAAGAGAGGCAGCGCAGGCATTAGTTGCAAGTAACATCGATATAGATCAATTGATTGATGAGGGCATAAAGATCCTTATAGATATACACACAGACGATATAAATCATAATTACAGACTTGAAGCAGCGGCCCTTAAATTTATCAAAACAAAATACAATCTTGCAGATACCTTGCTTTATGCTGTTAAACTACCTGATGCTCCTCGCAAAGCATATGAAGCAATATATAAAACAGTGTACAACGTTGAAAATTATTTTCAAGCTTTTAGAGATCGTGACACCTCCCAAGATTTTACATCAGTGCTTAAACAAGCTAATGCTGTACGGAAGACTAAATATACGCCAATTGGTTTTCTTGAAATGTTCGTCGATCAGATATACAGCAGTGGTAATACAGCATCCTATCGCCAATCATCTATAGAAGGGCTTGTACATGCTGCACTTGAAATAGAGGCAAAAGATCCACTAATAAAGCGTATCGTATATATAAATAATAAAAATAATAATTATCTTCTGTCAGAAGTATACAACAAAACTGTTGAGGAAAAACAAAAAAGAAGATTGATTTCGTTCATGGTCTCTGATCCAGAAACATCAAGTAAAATACCCATTAAAAACGTGTTTAATGGCATCATACGACAATACCCTGATGGAAATATCAGATATACATACGGTGATGGTTCGATTTTGTTAGATTTTGTTGCTGCACAATCAATAGATTTCTTATCAACTGTATATAATGATATGGTCAGCGATGGCATGTTTACGGGTTCGTTTATCAGGCTCCTTATAGTATCAGGAAATAGTAGATCAACAATTGGTTATAATCCCGAGTTATTTAAACGGGCAACTATTGCCCGCATTGAGGAAATGGCTCAATACTTCATTCGAGTTGATTTATTTCCTACATATGAGGCTTCTATCGTTCCAAAATTGTTTGAAGAATTCACAAAGGAAGAGGTGTACAATACACAGGCTCCTCAAAACGGCGGCGTGCTCTTTGAGCTGTTGCACGACCGCTATGCAGCGGACCTTGTAGATGTAGGTTTTGAAAAATCAGCCATTGGTAGAATTATCGGCGCTAACAATCCTGACAAAATTGTCAATGTTGTTAGAACGCTTAACATTGATCTTGATCAAATGATGGACAATTTCCCTAGTGATGTAGCACTAGTAGGTGTTAAGGTTCGACGTGACGGTGTTGCTGATCTTGATACACAGGTGTTAGCAAACTTCCTTGAATCGAGAAACGATTTCTACGGTAATGTAAGTGTCGCACGTTTTGCGCCTGGTGATAAAGACAAGATCAATGACGCTTTGGCCAAAGCGTCATTGATCATTGCAAAGAAAGACACTGGTTTTGATTTTGATACGTCAAAGGGTGGCAATACTATCATGAACCTTCTTTCAAGTGCAACATCAGAGACAGTATTAGAATGGATGAGGTTCGCAAAATCCTCAAACAAAAAATACATCATGAGTGCAGATTTGTATAAAGATATCAACAAGGACAACAAGGGAAAATATGTTGAAGTGCTGACAGGAATCATTCTTGACGCTATTGGCACAGATGTCGAAGATTATGTTAATGACATCATCGATGGACTTGCACCTCACGTCGTACAGAAGATTAGAATGTCACTTGTCGGCTCACAAGTTTTGATAGATGAAATTTCTAGCGGAGACATTAAACCGTTCGATAAAATTGATAAAAATAGATTAAAGCAGTTGTTTTTGTATAACGACATTGATTTATCTGCAATTGTATCAGGCACAGTATCAAAGAAAAAGAAGGGCGAGACGTATACGCAGTTCTTTGCGCGTGCAAAGGCTACAATTGCTCAGAAAGGGACAATTCTTCCCGAACCGGATGTTGCAAAAAACGATACTATAAACGTGAATGCACTGAACAAAACCATCATTCAAAGAGACCATGCAGGAAAGCATGGCGATGTGTTTCCTAAGATTCTAAACGTGTATGACGGAACAACAGACAACCCTCTGTTTGACGACTTCCGTAACAATAAGTTTGGTGATGGAACAGTAGAACCTGCTTACCATGGCACAGGCGGTATTGCAGCATCGATGATTTTGAGATATGGGTTCAGAGTCATCAAGCCTTCTGATTCAGGTGTTGTGGGTAGAATGCTTGGCGATGGTATATATTTCAGCAACAAGGTCGATAAAGCGTTGCAATATGTTTCTAATGGCGGCTACTCAAGACGTGCAGGCCAAAAAGGCTATTTGTTCTCGATGGATGTTAACCTTGGGAAAAAAAGAACAGACTATGAGGTTGCAGGTGTTCCTGGAGCAGGTGGTGGTATCAGATCGCCTGAATGGTGTGTGTTTAATCCACCTGCACAGTTGCGCATTCAGCAAGTGTACGAAGTTGAGTTAACCACAAAACAAAACGTTGACAAGCACCTGGCTGAGGGTGTATACTCTAATAATAACAACAAGGTATCTACCTTCAAAAATTACATCACGGAAGAATTAATGAGCAACTATGCACCAACAACCACATTTATATTCAGGGACGGAATGATCCCTATTGTAGATGTGGAAACGAATGAAATTGAATATGTCGATTTTCAAGAGGCTCTACAAGAAGGCAAACTGCCTAAGGAGCTCTATGACATAACAAGTCAAGGACCTGCAGTTGTTTTTCCAAGTGCAACAGTGAGTGAAGTGTATGATGAGCGTTATGCTGGTCTTTTAGTGGGTGATGGCCTGGTTCTTTATATGGAACAGTTTGTAGCATATCTTAAAGAGAACACCCCGACTACAATCTAAACAATTAAACCAACAATTACAGCGGTGTGGGCGTTCTGTCCACACCGCTGTAACTATCAGAGGGTACAAAATGGAAAAGAGAAAAAAGAGAAACTACGTCAACAATCCTGACTTTCTCGAAGCGCTAATTCTACACAAGAAGAACTGTCAAGATGCGAGAGATGCAGGTAAGCAGCTCCCTGTTGTTCCTAATTATCTTGGAGAGTGTATTTACCACATTTCCAACCGACTATCATCAAAGCCTAACTTCTCAGGATACGCGTTCAGAGAGGACATGGTTATGGATGGAATAGAAAACTCACTGCTATACATCGAGAATTTCGATGCAGCTAAATCGAGTAATCCGTTTGCATATTTCACTCAGATCATTTGGTTCGCTTTTTTACGTCGAATCGCAAAAGAGAAGAAATTCCTTTACACTAAACTCAAGTCCTCACAGGCACTGCTTGCGATGGGCGAAACGCACGTCGGTGGCGGCGAGATAGGAATGAACCTAAGTCTCGATGCAGATTACATTGACACCTTCATTGGTGACTTTGAGGATAAACTTGCAAGAGATAAAGCAAAAGCTAAAAAACGTGAGGAATAATGTATGAAGGTAGCGCTACTTAACGATACACATTTTGGCGTGAGAAACGATTCGAAGATCTTCCTTGATCACCAATCTAAATTCTTCACAGATACGTTTTTTCCAACATTGGCTAAACATGGAGTGGATACGGTCCTGCACCTTGGGGACGTGTTTGACCGTAGAAAATATATCAGCTTTGGAACACTGAAGCGTAGCAAGGAATTCTTTTTCGATGTGCTACGCGATCAGAATATTACCATGCACACAATACTTGGCAATCACGATACTACATATACAACAACAAACGATGTGAATTCGTCGTCTTTGCTGTTAAAAGAGTATAAAAACATTCATGTCTATGAGAAGGATCCTGTCGAGCTCAAGTTTGATCAGACGCGGATAATGATGTGTCCATGGCTTGTAAAGGAGAACTATGCATACTCGATGAACGCTATTGAACATTCAACAGCTCACATTTTGATGGGTCATTTCGAACTAAAAGGCTTTGAGATGATGAAAGGGTTCGTCAGTGATCACGGTGACGATCACAAAAAGTTTAGCCACTTTGAGTCTGTGTTTTCAGGACATTTTCATCACCCTTCCCAATACGGCAATGTACGTTATCTCGGCGCTCAATATGAAATGAGTTGGTCTGATTATAACTCACGTCGTGGATTCTACTTACTTGATTGTGAAACAAGAGAGTTGACATTTGTTGCTAATGAGTCGACAATACACCACAAGCTTGAGTATGATGATTCAGATTTGACAATTGATGAGATTACATCTCTTGATCTATCAATGCTAGACGGTTGTTATGTCAAGGTAATGGTAAAGAATCGCACCAATCCATACTTGTATGATGTGTTCATGAATCGTCTCAATGATAGCAATGCTGCAGATGTTAAAGCTGTAGAGGACGTCTTAAATCTTTCTGATGTTGGCGTTGATGTTGTGATGGATGGAGCAAAAGATACCAAAGATGTGATGCACACATACATAGATTTGGTTGACACAAAAATCAACAAAACAAAGATCAAGACCGTAGTCGATGATCTCTATCAGGAGGCTTTGAATCTATAATGCACATTCACTTTAAGAATATTAGATATAAAAACATCCTTTCTGTCGGAAACCAATTTATTGAGATTAACTTCACGGACGTGAAGACCACGTTGCTGTCAGGTAGTAATGGTGCAGGCAAGTCAACGATGATTGAAGCAATTGTTTTTGTGTTGTATGGTCGTAGTTTCAGAAAAATAAACAAACCACAGCTTGTCAATTCTGTCAATCAAAAGGACATGCTTGTTGAAATTGAATTCTCAATAGGGTCGAGTGACTACACAATTCGCAGAGGAATCAAACCAAACATATTTGAGGTCCTCAAGGATGGTGTGCTTCTCAACAAGGATGCAGCCTCAAAAGACTATCAGGATTATTTGGAACAGTCTATTCTCAAAATGACCTACAAGTCATTTACGCAAATTGTAATCTTGGGAAGTGCAACGTACGTCCCGTTCATGGACCTTCCTACAGGTCAACGAAGGGAAATAATCGAAGATCTCCTCGATATTCAAGTGTTTAGTACGATGAACACGCTGCTAAAGGATCGCATATCCTCAAACAAGACACTTATATCAGACAACAACCACTCTGTTGATTTGCTGAAGATGAAAATCACATCCGCCAAAGAGCACAATGCAGAGATCCGAAAACTCAAATTAACAGAGGTTGATAAGCTCAAACTGAGAGTCTCGGAATATCTGACTACAATAGAGCGTGACAAAGTTGAGATAGAAGGATATGAGACGAATATTACAGAACTAGGAACAACGATAAGTGATAAGTCCAAACAGAAGACATCACACGAAAAAGTCAAAGAATTGATTTACGACCTTGACACAAAGCAAAGGGCGTTTGAAAAAGAGATTGACTTTTACTCTGTACATGACAACTGTCCTACCTGCAAGCAGGGGATCGAACACGAATTCAAACGGACTGTTGTTGAGGAGAAAACAAACAAAGGTGTTGAACTTGGAAATGGCATTGTCCAACTTCAAAACAAAAAAACTACACTGGAACAGCGATTAGAAGAAATATCTGTCGTAGAAGATGATATTCAGAAATTGCATACCAAGGCAAGCGAATGCCGTCTGTCAGTCAAGATGGTCATCAGTCAACTAAACAACATCAAGGAAGAGCTACAATCTGCTGAAAGG